GCTTGAATCCATTCATTGGAATCTAAATACTTTATAATTAAATCATAAATTCTTTGTTCTAATTTATTATTACAAATAACTTCTGATGTTTTACCACAAGAAGAACATCTCAGTTCTAACTTGGTAGACTTTTTATTTTCTTTATTTGATTGCGGAATTGTTTCTGGAATATTACATCCAGGACAAATTAAAAATCTATTAATATAAACTTGTAAAGCCTTCTGAATTTCTTCATTTTTATATCCTCCAGTTATAGTTCCTTTTTCCTCATTACACATCGAACCAAAATTCAATGATAAAAATTTAAGAATAACAATTGGTGGTTGATTAATATCTTTACATACTTCATTTAAATTTAAAATAGTTGTATAAACACCATTTCCTTTACCATTAATAGTTGCAGATATAGGTGTCATTTTATAGCGATAAGAAGGGTCTGGTTTTCCGTTAATATTGAGCATATAAATGGAAATAATATTATGAATAAAATAAAATAACAATTTTTCTTAGACTCGTTCGCATTTTCGAAGAAAATTCGAATTGAGTCTATAAACAAAATCAAATAAACTACATCAAATAAACTACATCAAATAAACAAAATCAAACTACTTCTAAAAATAACTCGGGATTCTATAATCCCCACTTTGATTCTTAATCATCTGAATCTCTCTAATCAAATTTTCTAAACGACTGATATCAAAATTCTTCAGTTGTTGTCTATAACAGTGAACCAAAGGAGTATCTATACTAGAAATCTTTTCTAGTAAATATATTAAATTTTCAGATTTAGGCATTTCTAGTCCCAACAAAGATTCTTGAGATGTTTTTGGAAGCATCTTACTTTTATAAATTTCACTTATAGTTGGATAACTAGCAATTGGTTTAACTGGTTGGGTAAATGCACCCTGTCGATAAGCACTTAAGGGTGCAGGGCCGGGGCTAGACCCTAAAGGGTCTGTAAGGCTTAGCCGTGGTGAAAGCGTCAGCGGTGGTAGAGGTGGTAGTGGTTCTGAAAGCGGTGATAAATGTGTCAAGTGGGAAACTTTAGGAGGAAGAAATAGTCCAGGAGGAGCAGAAGCAACAAAAGTTTCAGGTTGCTTTGCATTATTAATTAAGTTCATTGCTTGATTGTAATCAACAATAGGAGTCTTAATTGGATATGATATATTTCTAGGTTCAAAAATATTTTCTTCTTTTGTTACAGGAATAAAAGGTGTAGCTTCAGATGGTTTATTAGGAAGCCTCTTTAATTTTAAATTATGAATCCTATACAATAATCTTGGAAATTTAGAAACAAACATATTATAATTTTTAGTAACTAGCTCGTGAGCATTTTTTAATTTCTCCCAAGCATCGTCAGTATGTTCAGTTTTAAAAATCCTATTAAAATGTAAATAACTTTTAAAATCTCTAACATAATCATTTATCATTTTAATATCATTTTGTTCTAAATTTTTAGTATTATCAAAACCAAAATATGGCATATCTTTCTTAAAAGTAGTATCCTTTATAATATTAGGAAGTTTTTCCATATGCATAATAAATCTACCTCTAGGAGGCAATTCAGATTCAGGTAGAAGGGTCTTCATAATAGTACACAATTCTGATGAAGATACAAGAGAGTTACGTTGCTTTAAGTATTCAATAACTTTATTATTAAAATTAGTTAATTCCATTAGTAATTAATATAAAGTAAAAATGTGTAAATAATTCAATTTTTTTAAACTAATGGTGTTATTATTAAGGGCAATCCCTTTAAATCTTGCTTAAACTCGTCCATAGCATCCTTCACCAAAAAGCAACATTTAGGGTACCATCTTATTTTATTAGAATCTGATTCGTTTAAAAATTTATCAAATATAATCTGTTCTTTGTTACATTCTTTAATTAAATCACTTTTAGAACTGACACAAGTTAATTCTGTATTTTTAGTACTAGGGTGACTATTTCGTAAGTAATAATATCTATCTATTAAACTTGTATTAGGTAGATCAATATCAAAAATTAAATACAAATCAAAATCTTCAACATATTCTGCATTAACCAACTTTAAATTATCAAATTTAGGTGCAATATTAAGTGGTAAATTATTAACAAATAAACCGTTGGAATTCTCTCTTAATAAAAAAGAATTTAGTTGCTCCAATTTATCTGAGGCTAACTCTTTTGGAGCTGATCTAGAAAATTGAGTTAACTTTTTTTGCCAATTTAAAGAACCATTTTTTAATACTGGTTTTTCTCTAGGCGCAAAGTTCATTAGTTCTTGAATTATTGGAAAGAACTTGTATTGAAAGTTAATCATCTTTAATTTAACTCTTTTCTTTGATATAATTCTTAAAAAACTCAATAACTTATTAATTTTCATAGCTCTTTTTAATACATCAATTGAAAAATCATCTATAAAAGGACTATAAAATTTAGTAAACAACTGAAACATTGGAGGTATTCTAAGTTCAAATTTAACTTTTCTAAGACAACCATTTTTTAATATTTTTTTTAATATAACTGGAAAACAATTTCTTCCACAATTACAATTTATTTCAAATAAATGTGTTATAGTAGTTTTATCATCATATGCATCCCAATCAAACATCATAGACTTTAGTTTTGTAATTATATCTGGAATTAGCTTTGAAAAAGTAGCTTCATCTAAATTATTATTATATGAATTATAACAACACAGATTTGGACTCTTTATTATATGTAAAAAAGAAAATAGATTTTTCTCTTCCGGTGTATTAATTCTTTTATACCAATTTGCCAAATAATCTGGTTTATGTTCATCTATAATAAGAAATCTATCTAATATAATTTTCATATTATGTATTGTTAATGGTTTTTTATAATAATATTTCATTAATTCTACAAATACTTCTTCTCTAGCGTAACCAAGCATTGTATCAAAACAAGGAACTAGATCACACACTTCAGATAAAATCTTTATTCTTTTTAACATATATTTTTTAGGAACAGTGGAAAGTAAAAGAGAACGCAGTAAAGAATTTCTTACTTCTATTTGCTCAAAATAGTTATCTTTTTTATTAAGTTTAAGCTGATCTAGAAACCATAAGAAAATACGATCATCTGGATTCTTAATACTGTTATTGAAAATATATCTTGAATCATCATTAAAGATTGTGTTCACATTATTTATTTCTTTCCAAAAAAGAAATGTTTTAATAGTTCCTTTACTTGCTGCCAAACTCATTATATAATGAACATATTCAGTATTCATTTTATTAATTTCAATCATCGGTTTTAATTCATCTAATAACTTATGACCCTTATTAGATTTAGTTATTACTACTAACAAGGGATATAAATCCAATATTTCATTTATCAAATATTTTTTAACAATATTTACCAAGAATATAATTAAGGAACTATAATATGAATATTTATAATTTAACTTTACAGTTGTTTTGTTAGTTGCTCTAATCTTTTCTGCACAAATTTTATTAATAATTGTAACTATTTCTGAATTAGAAATAGCATTGAAATGTGAAAAATCAAAATTGTGTAAACTTGATTTATCAAAAGATTCCCAAATGTTATTCATAATTAATGATGCGTTATTAGTTATGGAACTCATACTAGATTGTATATATAATAAATTAATATATAATTCAATTTTTATATCAAGTTTAATAATATGGCAGAAATAACAAAAAAATATAAAAAATATGAAATAAAACCAAAGAAAGAAACAATAGATGATTTCTGTAATCCAACTAAATTCAAATTACAACCCCAACAAGAATTTATAGCAGATTACTTTTCTTCTAAAGATGCACCCCCTGGAATGTTAGTTTACCATCAAATTGGTGCAGGTAAAACGTGTGCTGCTATTTCCGTTGCTGAAAAAATGAAAAAAAAGTTAAACATTATTGTAGTACTACCTGCTTCTTTAATCGGTAATTTTGTTGATGAATTAAGGTCACCCTGTCCAGGAGAAGAATATTTATCTAAAGGAGATAGACAGAAATTATTAAAGTTAAAACCAGATGATTCTGAATATAAAACTATCATACAAAAATCAGACAAAAGAATCAAAAAATATTATACCATTTATTCTTATCATAAGTTTATTGAATTAACTAAAAAGAATAAAATTAAACTAGACGACACTTTACTAATTATTGATGAAGTTCAAAATATGGTTTCTTTAACTGGTACATTTTATAACACATTAAAAAAAAGTATAGACAAATCAGCTGATTCATTAAAAATACTTATTCTAAGTGCAACACCAATGTTTGATAAACCTAGTGAAATCGGTTTAACATTAAATTTGTTAAAACCTAAAGTTGAATTTCCTATTGGATTAGATTTTGATAAAAAGTTTTTAAAAAGAAAAGGTTCAATGTATGAAACTAAAAACTTAGATAAATTTAATTCTCTATCCAAAAACTTAATCTCTTATTTCAGAGGAGCACCACCTTTTACATATCCTGAACAATTATTCAAAGTGGTAAAATGTCAAATGTCTGATTTTCAATATAAATCTTATTTATCAGCACTATCTACAGAAGGAGATATTGTTAAAGGAGCCTTTAGAAATGTTGACATATTAAATTTACCTCTTAATTTTTTCTTAGGACCTAGGGTTATCTCTAATATAGCATTTCCTAATAAAAGAATTGGAGAATTAGGTTTTGCTAGTTTAAAAAATGAACATTTACAATTACAAAACATTCATAACTATTCAATTAAATTTTACAAAATATTTAAAAAGATTAAACAATCAGACGGTCCTGTTTTTGTCTATTCTAACTTTAAAGATTTAGGGGGTATTAAATCTTTTATTAAATTTATTGAATATCATGGATATAAAAATTATAAAGTCTTTGGTGAAGGCCCTCTCAGATATGCTCTTTGGACTGGTGACGAAAAGAGAGAAATGAAAGAAGAGATTAAATATATATTTAATCAAAAGGAAAATAACGATGGTTCTAAAATAAATATGATGATAGGTTCTCCTTCAGTTAAAGAAGGGGTTTCATTTAAAAGAGTCAGACAAGTTCATATTTTAGAACCTTATTGGAATATGTCTCGTGTTCTTCAAATTATAGGAAGAGCTATAAGATTTTGTTCTCATAAAGATTTACCAAAGAAAGATAGGAATGTTGAAGTATTTTTATACTTGGCTACTAAATCTGGAATAGTAACTGCAGACCAAACAATTTGGTCGATGGCAAAACAAAAAAGTAAATTAATCGGTGCATTTGAAACAGCATTAAAAGAAGTAGCAGTTGATTGTCAACTGTTTTATCATAGAAATGTATATCCAGATGATGAATATAAATTAAAATGTAAAAATTAGGTTTTGTATATACTTTCAGGATAATTTATTATATGATTCTTAGTTTCTTTTAAATTACCATTTATGTCATAAATCTTTTCTATATTAGTTAAATGATTATCATTATAATCACACTCTCTTTTAATATTACCATTCTTATGATAATATTTCCAGATTCCATTTTTTCTTCGATTAACATAATTTTCTTCACAATAAATAATTCCATTGTCTCTCCACTTTATTAATGGACCATTCTCGCGATGTTCTAATAAATAATATACAGCTCTCATTTTATTTAAAAATATCAAAATACCATCTCCAATAATATTTTGAGAATCGTCAAAACTAGTAACTGAAGTTACCTCATTTAATTTGAATATTACATTGGAATCATTGTTAATAAATCTAACTGGTTCCAATGTATCAATATCTAGTGGTTTACCATCTAAATCTTCTACACTTATTAGTTTGCACTTGTCAACTCGATAAAGACCATAATCACTATCTATTTGTGGTGCAACTTTTGATTCATTTAATATTTCAAATATACCAATTACTCTAGTACTATGGTCTTTACTAGGTTGACATTTTTTATATCCGATAAGAGTCATTGTTATATATAAAAGTTAATTACTATTTAAGTAAAAATCAATTTTATTCTTATTATCTAGCATATACTTTTTAGCAAAATCTAATAATGAATTAGTAGTTACTTGTGGCAACTTTTCTAAAATTATTTTCTTTCTATCAAATAAATATTTTCTTGATAATATTTCTGAAAAATATTTATTATACATTGCTGATAATGTTGTTTCTTTTTGTTTTAATTGATTTTCCACTGAAGTTTTATATTCATTTAAGTTAGCTTCTTTTATTAATTGAAGAATTGTAGAATTAAAAACATTTATTTCTTTTACAACTTCTTCACATTTTTTCTCAGATTGTATCTTTTGAATTAAAAAGTGTTCTTCTCCAAAGTTAGTCAAATTCAAATGAACTAAATAACCTAATTGTTTTTTTGTTCTTAATACGGTGTAAAAACTTGATTCTAATATTAATTCAGTCATAAAACCGTGTAACCAAATTAATGGCACAAAAGTACCGATGGGATAATAAATTGTTACACAATTACTTTTTTCCTCTTTATTAGGATGTTTAATATTAATACTTTTAACTTTTCTATTACAAGGATAATTTACTGGAGGATTAAAATAATATTTATTTAATAATAAAATATTAGGTATAGTGTCTCTAATTAAATTTCCATAAAAATAAGAAGTTAAAGTAGAATTCTTTAAAAATTCTGATAAATACTTTTGAACATCATCTACAGTTATTTTTTGTAATTCAGCTAATAATTTTTCATCTGGATAACTATTACTTTTAATCATTTTAGAAAAATAATATTCAGAATATTCAGAAGGATTCAATTTAGTTGAATTTTTAATTTCTTCTTTATTTGTTTCTATTTTAGATTTTATAATTTGATTAGGTATCTTTAAATTAAATAACATTTTAATAGATAAATCAACAAATTCAATAAATTTACTAGAGTCGTTAGGGCAATCAAAATCTAAAATAATAGAATTATAATAACTTTTTGATAAAATTTTTACATCGTAACTTAAAGATGCAATATTAAATAACTCTTGATTAAAATAAAAATTAATACAATCTATAGCTATAATAGTTAATACAAAATTTCTTTCATTATTAAAAAATAAATTATTACTAAAAATATAAGCTCCTTTAATAATTGATTCGTTAAATTTACTACAACCACCATACCAAGTTTTTTCTCTTATTAATTCTGGTTTTTCACAACTTAAATTTTTAATTACTTTAGGACTAGAATCTAAGAAAGGATTATACAAATTTATTCTATATTGAAATGCCACTGGTTTTGAACTTATTTCTGGTATTACACAATATTCAGTATTATAATTCTTATCTATTATTGGTTTTTTAATTTCTTGATTAGTGATTAAAACTTTAAAATTTTTATCAAAATAAGATTGGATTTTTTGAACAGGGTTCTTCTCAAAATTTTTAATCAAATAAGCACCCGAATAAACTTCTTGTAATGGATAATAAGATAAATTAATTGCTAAAATAGTTGATAATTCTAAATTACCAGTTTTTGCTAAATTTTTAAAGTTTATATCATAAATATCTGAATAATATTTCAAAATACCATTCCAATCACTTTTAAATATTTTATCTAATGCATATTTTAAAGTTCCATCAATATACTCTAACTGTTTAAGTCCTATCTTTGTTAATGAAAATTGTAATTGAAAAGTTCCTTCTGATTCATTATAACTATAAGTAACGGTTTCAATGTAGCCTTTCATTTTTAAATGATTTGCTAAACTATCTTTACTATAATTAACAAGGATATCTCCTAATACATTAAATAACTTATTGTATCTATATTCTTTAGTATTTGGAACTTCCCAATAATAATTTAACTTTTGAATATCTGCTAAAGATCTCATTTGATAGGTAGTATTGAAATTACTATAAATTGGTTTAGGTAATACAAATTTATTTGCTTTCTTCATAGGAATTAATCCAAAAGTATCTTGAATCATTTTCTTTTGTTTATCAATATCTAAATTAGAAATAATACAAATATTTATATTTTCACTCACATAATGGTCGTGCCAAAACTTTATCATTCTTTCTCTCAATCCTTCCTTTTTTAAACTAGGTAAACTACCTGTTGGAAATGTATTATATGGATGTTTTTTTATCGCAACGTTTTTAATTAATTGATATTGTCTCCAATTATCGTCAGTAATATTCTTTTCATGTTCACTGTTAATTGCATTAATTTCTCTATTTACCGAATCTTCATTAAATAAAGGGTCAATAAAAAATCTAGAAAAAACATCCATAATAACATTAATCCCAGTGTTAAAGGCTGAAAAATAATAAACAGTTTCAAAACTATCGGTAAATGCATTAAAAGAACCACCATATTGTTTAACTACTTTTTCATAATAATCTTCTTTAGGATATTTCTTTGAACCTAAAAATAACATGTGTTCTAGAAAATGCGCTAAACCTTGATATTCTTTTGGATTAGCTAAAGAGCCAATATTAACACAAACACTAATCTCTGTCTTATCAGTTAATTTATCTTGAACATATATTGTTTTTATTCCATTTTCTAATATATTATTTTCAAAAATTCTTTTTTCATTTCTAGGTAAAAACATTAATGTTATCTAGAAATTAAAATTTAGTTGTTCTAAAAAATAGTGTTACTATTTTTAATTAGGATAATGATGCGAGAGAAGCGGAGCGTGCAAAAAATACCAAAAATGCTATTATAAAAAATATTATGATAAATAAAACAAATGATAAGGTAGGGTTTGCTTTGATAAAATCATTAAATGCAACTGATTCAAAAGATTCAAAACCTTGTTTTACATTTGATGTACATACTGCAGTTAAAGTTTGTCCTACAGGACAATTAATAACAGTTCCATTAATAGATTGACCGGAATGTTGATTAGATTGAGTATTACCCATTTTATATACATTCAAATAGAAAAAAACTAAAATATTATTTAATTTATTTCGGTTTCTCTAGCAGCATTATCCCAATTAGTTAAAAATTCTAAAGCTGGAACTTTGTTGTGAAAAAATGTTTCTACATTCTTATCTCCAATCCATAAATCATCTATCTTTAATAACTTACTTGTATTTTTAGTTGATTCATCTTTAATATCATTCAATGATAAATAAGCAGTAATAAATACATGATGATTTACCGATGAAAAATAATCAGTTTCATTCAAGTTTTCATTTTTAATTTCATTCTTAATCTTTTCCAAATCATTATTCTCGGTCAAATACTTTATCAAATATTCAATCTTGGGAACATAATCATAAGTATAAGCTGTAATATTATTTGTATGATATGTTTTAAGACTACCAAAGAACGATGTAACCAAATGAAAAAACTTTTTAACGTATGAATAACACATTTCTTTGTTATATTTACTATTCTTGAATATCAAAAAGTCTTCCTTTTGTGGGTCATATAAAACTTTATTTTTATTATTTAATTCAGTAACCGTATTCTCTGACAAAATATTATATAAATCTTGATAATTGTCATTGGTTTTCAAATATGGTTTTTTGTAAGGAACTAAACCATTATTCTCTGGAGATGCAAAATCTAGATTATCTAATATTGATTCTATATTTGATAAAACCATATTCCTTAGATTCTCTTTATTAGTTAATATTTTATCCAAATAAGAATTAAAATCAAAATCTTTATTGTTATTTACTAAAGAATACCGGATGTCTGTTTTATCTAATTTATC